ACAGCTCTGCATCATTTTTTTTGACCATTTCCCGCGCGCCGATCAGAAACGCTGCCGCTGCGGTAATTGCCAGCGTCACCGGGAACCACTGCAGGTCTGTTGTCTCCCACAGGATCACTGCCGCTGTTAGGCAGTTTGTCCCGATTCCGAACATTAAATCTTCCATATCATGTTTCCCCTCATTTCCTCGCACGTCATATCCATCACCCATGTGATCATCCTCTCCCAAACATCTGTAAAATCTCGTCATCTGTAAAATGTAACACTCTGTCCAGCGCCCAGATCTCTCCCAATCGGATTGTTTCGCCATCTGCTTTCCGCTTTACGAGGGTGTGTCTGTTGATGATGTTCCGGCGATCAAGGTCTATCCCGGTCAGTCCGCTGCGGGCTAATCCAATGTTGATAACCCGCCGGACGGCTTCTTTGCGGTCTGCATACACCCCAAGTGCTTTTGTTTTCGGCATCTCTCTTACCTCCACATCCAATATAGATTTGTTAAGATCAGCGCGGCCATCGTGATTCCCCACGCTATGCGCCATCTCTTTGTCTCCTGCTTTGCTTCTTCGATGACCTCTACTGCAAAGCCGTCTTCTCTTTCGTTAATATCCATACCTCCTATCTCTTGCTTCCTGCTTATCCCCGTCCTATACTGTACTCACAGGCTCCCGCCAGAGCCGAGTACAAAAGAAAGGAGCAATTCTATGCAGACAAATTCTGAAAAACTTCTAAATTTTATGAGAGAAAACCGAGAACAAAAGAATAATCACTTCCACGATGAAGATTTTTGCTCTTTTGGATTCCCTCCTGAATATTTAGAACGTTATCTGGATGAGTTAGAACAAGCCGGATTCATCTCTGTGAATCGTCAGTGGATTATGATGTCATACTCGCTTCTTTAACAGCATCCTTAATAGCATCAAGGGCAGTGGAGTGTTTTTTTGTCTCTGCCCTTGACACTAGATTTCGTTCAGGCAAAAAACTGAAATCTCCAACGTCAAGCGAAAGATTTAATACCGGAGATTTTTCACAGCCTTCCGCTGAAAATGTAACACTGCGAACTCCCTGTGATATATTTACCCCGTCAATCCAGATTTCAACGCCCCGCTTCCCTGTCATTTCCATTCGGAATTTAGGGACACGGTCACATTCCCTATTTAAATACTCGCTCATTTCTCTCACCTCCCCTCTTCGCCGCTTACTGCTTTTTCTTTTTTCGCAGAAGCTTTGGCATTCCTTTTCACGCCTGCTTTGCTTGCCAGCGCTTCGGCGTATCCCAGAAAATATCCTTTATCTCTTTCGGACATATTAGGAAGCGCCTTGCCGATCGTGACGATTATGTCCTTTTCTTTTTCGCTCAATGCTCAACCTCCTTGTTTGTTTTGTTAAGCACATTATAACGGTTTTTTATGTGCTTGTCAATACATTTTTAGAATAATTTTGTGCTTTACAAACGTTTCATTATGGTATATAATTACTCTTGCAAGGAGGTGAATTTAATGAATATAGGCGAGCGGATTCGTTATTTAAGAAAAGATATATTGCATATAACGCAAGAAGCATTAGGAGAGCCATTAGGTCTTTCCAGGGCAAATATCGCAAATATAGAATCAGGGAGAATTTCAGTTACGGAACGCGTGATCAACGATATAAGTGAGAAATTTCATGTGAATGAAGAATGGCTTAGATATGAACGCGGAGAAATTATTCAGCCTTTAGAAAGAAGTCAAATCATAACTGACTTCGTGGGCGATTTAATAAAGGAAGAAGATTCGTTCAGGACACGCCTTATAGAAGCTTTGGCAAAGCTGGACGATACTGAATGGGAAGTTCTCGAGAAGCTTGCGGAAAGTTTGTCACACAAAAAAGGCTAGGGGTGTTATCCCCTAGCGCAAGATCTTTTTGCAGAAACGGTAAACCAATTCGAGCATTTTAATGTCATTTGAATTATTTACCATTTCGGCAATGAGTTTTTTGTAGTCCATCGTGCATCCCTCCCAACACGAACATTTGTTTGATTATATATTAACACAAGGTAATATATATTTCAACAGATGCG